GGTTTCCAGCACCCAAACCTACGTTGATAGAAACATCGTATTGGTTAGCCCATGTTCTAGGGTCAAACTCTACGAACTCACCACGCATACGCACCATACGAGCCTTGTCCTGATACTTACAGAGCAAGTGCAAGATGCCTTGGAACAAAGACTTAACACCTGTCTCAGCAAAGATTCGAGCCATCAGTTCAATCTTACCTGCGCCAGCTTGTTGCATAGAAGCTACCGCAGCAGCAGTCACGTTCTGCAAGATAGCAGGGTCTAAACCTTGTGAAGCATCAGACACACCAGTACGCTTAGACTGTACTGTGTCCAAATACTGAAGCATTGGGAAAGCCTGATTAGCCACGTTCTGAACAACCAACTGTTGAACAGCACCTTGTGACTTGGCACGAATAACACCACCAGCAGTAGAAGTCAGCAAGTCATCAAGGTTTACTTGACCTTCCACCGCAACAACTCGTGCATTGTTTGTCAGATATAAGTTATCCAACATCTGACGAGTGATAGTGGTCTTGATTAACTGTAGGTCAACTGTTCTGTCAGCTAACGAGTTACCAAAGAACTTGTGCGGAATTGGTATAGGACAGATTGAGTGAAAAGGAACATAGTCCACTTCCTCAACCATTTCCTTACCCTTCTCATCCTCAAGAATCTCATTAGAAGCGTAGAACACTTGAACCAATGAAGCGATACCTTTGCCATCTATATCAGTTTTGACATAGCACTCAAAGACTTCAATCTCTTGCATTGATGGGTCATCTGTCTGAACTTGGTAAGGTTGCTCACCAGCAGAGTAACGAGCCACACGCTCTGGTGTGTACGCTAGTGCATCACCCATCTGCAAGCCTTCAATCTGCTTCTTGTTAAAGCCCATAGCAACCAAGGTGCTACGAGTCAACATCTGTCTGTGGGCTACGAAAGGTGAGTCAGCAATAGTTCTAGCCTTCTTGCTAATCAAAAACTCCTCTGGAGGAACATTCTCAATCGTTACCTTGCCTGACTTTTTCTTTTGTTGCACCACAACATTGTGTGTCGCACTCATCACAGGCATACCCATAGGGTCTATAACTGGCTGTCCCATTGGGTCAATGATTGGAAACTCTGTCGTATCTTGCTCGACAATTTCCATAGTCTCATCACTCATCAGCATTGCTAACTCATCGTTAGACAAGTCAAAGTAACGCTCTTTTGTAATGTCTTCTTTGTCTTCCCAATACGCTTTAACGATGCCGTTCTTCTGCATCAAGGCATCTTTGAACCAATCATGCAGAATGGCTACACCAGCGTTATCACGATTGAATACCCAATTACAGTAATCTGTGGCCTGTTTTGCAGAGGCTTCATCTTTCGGGCCTTGTGGCTCAAAGACTACGATATTGTCTGAGCCTGTAAAGATACGAACTAAGCTAGGTAGCGCACCATCTATCGCTTCTGCCACTTCTCCAGTAACGATTTGAGACTTACCCTCAACTTCATTACCATATGGCTGTCGTAGATAAGCCTCCAGAGCCTGTTTGCGCTGCTCAACAGTTTCGCTTTCAATAAATCCAATTGCATCATCAATCTCTGATTGGATTATCGACATTAACTCGTTCTGTGCCATGCTTGTCCTTTGGAGGGCGTCCCATTCGGGGTTTATCCAATTGTAACTCTTTTACCATATTTTCAAGCATTTCGAGACGTTTTTCAAGTTCTTTTACTTTAGGTGCTAAATTTACACCCTGCATTGATACATACATCAGACAATCCATTTCGGAGTTTGGTTAATCGGCTTAGACCACGTTGAATGTCCTTCATCCAATCCGAGGGCTAAGTAACGGAATGAGTCAGAGCCATGACTTGACCAATCGTGTAGTGGTCTTTCATAGAATATCTTACGCTTTTCATCGTAGTCTCTGCGGTAGTTTCTCAGGCAGTTTAGTCCTGTTTGCACTTTAGGTACGTTAAACCAGCACCTTGGCAGCAATCGTCTTACCGCTTGGATGCCATCGTCTAGTCCCATTCTGGGTGCAATCTTTACTTCTAGTCCTGATTCCTCAAGCATTTCCATTCTGCTTTTACCTGTACCTAACTCTCTGACCCTAACGTCATGGGGCAATATATGCTCTGATTTGAGATAGTCGTTGTCCTTAATCCACTTCACATAGTGGTCTAGTCCAACTCCGTGATTCTCGTAGTAGTCGATTAGGCGCACCTCAGTACCCACTAACTGAGCCACCCAGATAGACGTAGAGTCACCCATTCCCAAGTCCCAAGCAGTAAATGTTCTGCTTAGTTCCTCTCTGGGAATCTCTTGCATGTGCTTCTTGTCTTCTAGTTCATTGAGGATTTGCCCATAGTAAGAGCCTTCTACAGCAGCGTCAAAGCTACACTCAAACTCTTGGCGGTATTTATCCTCACCCATCTCATTCTTAGCAGCCTTCAGTTCTGTGTCATCCACTACCCCTGTCTCTGAGGCTTTAAACTCTAGCAAGCCCCATCCATCCTCTTTCTCAGCCCTGTCACGCAGTTCCTTGAAGTGGTTATGTCCTTTGGGCGTACCAATAAAAAGACACCAGCCTTTTCTGTCTGTCAGGGCTGGTCTAACAATGTCCGTCCATATCTTAGGATTCTGGTCACCCACCTCATCAATGATTACCCCATCAAAGTATTGACCTCGCAAGGAATCAGGATTGTCTGAGCCATATAGCTGGATACGCCTACCCCAGAAGTCCACCCTAAGTTCTGAGATGTTGTTAGTCCCACCTAAAGGTTCAGTATATTTAACAAGATAGTCCCAAGCCACCCTCTTAGCTTGTCCGTAGGTAGGCGCAATGTAAGCGTATCTGGGTGTTTCTTTCTCGTTTAGCACCGCCTCACGGATTAAGTGGTTAAGTGCTGCAACAGTCTTACCAAACCTTCGATGTGCAACTACTACTGCAAAGCGTTTGCCTTCCAGTAACTCGTGAACCTTTAGTTGGTGTTCCCTTGGTTTGTAAGGAATTATTAACTCTGCCATTTAATGACCAGTTCAGAACCTTCTGGCCCACTATGCTCGACAGCATGGGTTTCTTTCCATCTAGCCCTAGTCTTTAACCAAAAGATAGCAGCAGCAGTATTGCCATTCTTTGCCTGCTGGAACAAAGTCTGCCCGATACTAGCGTTAGCATCGATGCGCCCATCATCCAGTTCCTTCTTGTAATACTTCACTAACGTATCGGAACTAATCTCTAGCTTGGTAGCTATGTCTTCAAAGGTAATGCCAACAGCAGCCAGAGTCTTTACCAGCTTCTTGTTCTCATCAGTAGGCTCATATTTTTTACCCTGTTGCATTTTATATCTCCGAAAGTTCTTCGTTAGCGTTTACTAACATGGCTTTTTTACCTGTAAAATCTTCCCATCGCTTTACTATGACATCGCAATATTTTGGGTCTAGTTCCATAACACGACCATGCCGACTTTGCTTTTCGCAAGCTATTAAGGTGCTACCAGAGCCACCAAATAAATCAATAATTACATCACCACCTTTGCTTGAATTAGCAATGGCTTTTTCAACCAATCCGACAGGTTTTGGAGTGGTGTGACCAGCAACTCTTTCCTTATCAAATCTCCAAACTGAAGTTTGTTTTCTGTCTGAGTGCCATGAGTGAGTTCCATTATTCATCCATCCATAAAGGCAAGGCTCATGTTGGCTTTGATAATCTGTTTGGCTCAATGTCAGGCTGTTTTTAGCCCAAATAATCATTGAACTAAAATGGAAGAATTCTCTAAAGACCTTGTGGAATACATCAGCACAGCGGTCTGAATGGAAGCAATAGATAGATGCACCTGATTTAGATGCCATCAGATAGTTTGCAAATGCTGCCCTTAATAAATCTTCTAAGCCATCTCTTGAATCGTTATTAATGCCTTTATAGTCCACGCCATAAGGAGGGTCAGTAAACACCATGTCGGCTTTCTGCCCATCCATCAACTTATCCACAGCGTCAATGCTAGTGGAGTCTCCACACATCAGCCTATGGTTGCCAAGTTGGTAAATGTCGCCTAGTTTGGTCTTAGGCTCATCAGGAATCTCAGGAACAGCATCCTCATCTGTTAGCCCCTCTACCACTTCTGGCTCAAGCAATGCTGCTAACTCTTTAGAGTCAAACCCTAATATGTCCAATGCAAACCCATCTGCCAGTAAATCATTTAACTCAATGGTTAGCATTTCATTGTCCCACCCTGCGTTTAAGGCTAGGCGGTTGTCGGCAATGATGTATGCCTTGCGTTGGGTTTCGGTTAGGTCTTTTAACTCTATAACTGGAACTTCCTTATGTCCTAGCTTACGAGCAGCAGAAAGTCTGCCATGACCTGCAATGATGCCGTTGTCGCCATCAATAAGAATTGGGTTAGTCCACCCAAACTCTTTAATGCTTGCTGCTATCTGAGCAATCTGTTCATCAGAATGTGTTCGTGAGTTCCTAGCGTATGGAATCAATGTTGATACTGAACGCCATTCTAATTTACGATTTTGTGTCATGTTGTATCACTCCCTTTCGGGTTGGTGAAGTTAAAAGGCTAGTTTATACCACTAGCCAAGGTTTTATTTCATCCTACCCATTTTCTTAGCAGCTTCTGAAATAGCAATAGCAATAGCTTGGTCACGGCTCTTTACAACCTTGCCACCTTTACCTGAGTGCAGAGTACCTTCTTTGTACTCACCCATGACCTTGCCAACTTTTTTCTGACCAGCTTTTGTCATTTTCATGTTTTGTTCTTCCAGTAATTTTTAGGCATCCTATTTTGAGCCTGTTGCAAAACTGTTGCCCATCTTACATTATTTGGCTCATAGTGTCCAAGAGTGTCAATCCTGTCAAGCGTCATTCCTTTGGGTCTGATTCCAACGCAATCCACAAACTCTTGTAAAGATTTAAATTTAAACTCTATGCCTTCGTAGCATGGATGATGTTCTTTACCCATCTTGCATCTTTTTTTTGCTTGGTAAAAGCTAACTCTTGTGTAAAACAATTCTTTATTGTTTCTTACACCAGTACCTTTTGTGGGATGGTCTTTGTCATCAAATCGCATCCTGTTGTGACAGGGCTTGCAAATCAAAGGCTTTCCAGCTTTTGTAACTCTAGCAATAACATCACGCCTAACCGCCCTTGCTTCATTGCAATTAGGACAAGTCACAACATCACTTAGATTTCCATTTGGCATATAACCTCCGTTTTAGAGATTGTATCACCATTTGGTTATGTTACCACTTAATTTTGTTTGCCCACCAAGCTGCACTCATCTTACCCTTGGCAATGTTCTCAGCGTGACGAGCCTTAAATGCTTCGTTACGCTTCGTGCCATCAGGTGAGCCTTTAGCCCCTTGTTGACCAAAGCGGATTAGCTTTACATCCTCACCAGACTTAGCCAAAACAGCATGAGACTTAGTGGGATGGCTAGGAGTAGCTTTGGGCTTGTTATAGCCAGAAAACTGCTCAGAGCCTCGCTTAATCACTTCTTTTTAGCAGTCTTAGCTGCTTGTTTAAAAGCATCAGCAGTAGGCGCACCCTTCGAGCCTACTTTACGCATACGCTCTGGAGTTTTTCCAGCAGCCTTTTGCGCCTTGATTCGCTCTTTTTTGGCTGCGATATTGGCATAAAGGCCGTTCATTTTAGACAATCTGAGTGATTGAAATATCAGTAGCTGTACCACCACGGATAACAGCAACTTTATCGCCACCATTAACCTTAAAGTAACCAACATGGTTAGCTGGTAACATGGGGCTAGTTGTCAATGATGCAGTTGGATTTGAGCCAATCTGAAAGTGTGCATGGGCTGCGCTTGAGTTTGCCAAGCGAATGATTGTGCAACCTGCTGCAACTGCTGAAGACTGTACGCTAGAAGCAGTCACAGTCATCACTTGGGTTGTGCCAAGTTCATAAATTTGAGTCAGTTGACCATTATCATCACGGACTAATTTACTCATTTTTTATCCTTTTTTGATTTGTTCTTTGCAGTACGCTCACCACGCTTAGGCATGGGTTTAGTCTTCTTCTGCATAAGTTTCTGCATCATTTCCATCGCTTGTTGGTTTGTCGTTCCCATCATATTCATCCTCGGTTATTGGCCCACCACTAATCCATGCCTCACAAGTCCTCTTGGAAGCACACTTAAAATCAAACACTTCGCAATAGCCTAAGTCGCCAGCATCAATGACTTCCCAAGCATCCAT